AGAGTCTCGTATCGCGGCTCAAAAAGAGATCGCTGCTATGCAGGTTGGCGCACAGTCAGCCGCTGCACGGGACAAGTTGGCAAAGCAACAGGAGACTGAAGGTATGCGTATAGGTATTGATGCCGCAAAGCATAAGTCCCAAGTTGCCGCCCAGCTTGCCTCACAACGGTTTAACCAACAAAACCGATCACCACGTAAGGAACCTAAATGAATAACAACGCCACCATCTTTGTTCTCAGGGAGATTGACAAGCTTCGAACAGACCAAGCTAACCACTTGGTGGGTGGTGGCGCAAAAGATTTCGCCGAGTATCGGCACGTCTGCGGGGTAATCCGGGGTCTTTCCCATGCAGAACAAATTGTCAAAGACCTTGTGCAAAAAATGGAGTTTGAAGATGAGTGAATTTGATCTCGCTGCGGTAGATTTATCAGGGATTCTTAACACAACCCCCGAGCAAAAAGCAAAGCAGTTGCCCGATCCCAAAACCTTTCACGTTCTGTGCGTTGTTCCAGAAGCAATGGAAGAATTTGCAGACAGTGAAATTGGCATTATCAAATCAGGAGACACCATGCACTACGAAGAGGTACTGACCCCAGTCCTGTTTGTGGTCAAACTTGGCCCTGATGCTTTCAAAGATGAAGCTCGTTTTCCTAATGGGCCATCATGTAAAGAAGGTGATTTTGTTATTGTCCGACCAAATTCAGGCACCCGTCTGAAGATTCATGGTCGTGAATTTCGCATCATCAACGACACCTCAGTTGAGGCAACAGTTGAAGACCCCCGTGGCATTTCACGTGCAGGATAAGGAGTGAAAAATGGCAGATACTGATTTTGAATTGCCTGATCCCGATAAAAAGGACAAAGGCCAAGTAGAAGACAAGTTTGAAGTAGAAATCGAAGACGATACCCCTCCCGAAGATCGTGGTCGCAAGCCCATGAAGGAGCCGGTTGAAGAAGTTTCCGATGATGAACTGTCAAACTATGACGAGAAAGTACAAGCTCGTATAAAGAAGTTTACCCGTGGCTATCATGACGAGCGCCGTGCCAAAGAAACTGCAATGCGAGAACGCGAAGCGGCTGAAGTTTTTGCCCGTCAGGTACATGAGGAGAACAAACGACTAAAGTTGCAAGTTGCCAATGGCAGCACTGCATATATTGAGCAGTCAAAAACCGCTGCTCAAGTTGAGTTGGAATCCGCCAAAAGCCGGTACAAAAAGGCATATGAGGCTGGAGACTCTGATGCTTTGGTATCTGCACAGGAAGATATTGCCAAAGCTACTTTGAAAATGGATCGCGCCCACAACATGCGCCCGGTTCAAGTTCAAGAGGAAGAGGATTACGCGCCACCACCCCGCGCACCCGAACCTCCAAAACTTGCCCCCCGTACACAGCGTTGGGTGGAAAGCAACAGTGATTGGTGGGGAGTTGATGAAGAAATGACAAGCGCAGCTATGGGGCTTGACAAGAAGTTACAAAGAGAGTATGGTGCGGACTATATCGGGTCTGACGATTATTTCCGAACAATTGACAAGACCATGCGTAAAAGATTTCCTGAGCATTTTGCTCAGAGCTACGAGGAAGACGAACCGCCTCCAAAGAAAAGGACGTCAGAACCGGAAGACGAGGAATTTGAAACTCCGACCCGTGCACCCAAATATGTTTCGCCAGTGGCACCTGCCACCCGAAGCACACCACCTAATCGTATTCGTTTGAAAGCGTCCGAAGCTGCAATTGCACGCAGGCTTGGGGTGCCAATCGAAGAATATGCAAAACAGGTTGCTCAACTTAAAAGGAATGGTTAATTATGGCTGAAGCTAAACAACAAAATCGTTTGGAACGTGAATTAGATGACCGCCCAGATTGGGGTAGGGTTGAATCTTGGCAAGAGCCAGATACATTGCCCATGCCCAATGAACGTCCGGGTTGGCACCATCGTTATGTCCGTATCAGCATGGCTGGGGAATCAGACCCCCGTAATATTTCTTCTAAGTTCCGAGAAGGCTACGAACCCGTGAAAGCGGAGGACTACCCTGAACTCAAAATGCACGCTACCAGAGATGGCGCTTTTAAAGGCGGTATTGAGGTAGGCGGATTGTTGCTTTGCCGTATCCCCAAGGAGTTCATGGTCAAACGAGCGCAAGTTCATGAGCAAAAGAACAAAGCAATTGTGGAGTCGGTGGACAACAACTATCTTCGTGAAAGAGACAGTAGATCAAACATGGCGATGATCGTCGAAAAAAAATCTAATGTTACTTTTGGAACTGGCACTTAAATTTTTCTAAGGAAATCAAATGGCATACCCAACGGTTTCGGCCCCCTACGGCCTACAGCCGATAAATTTGATTGGTGGTCAGGTTTTCGCGGGTTCTACTCGTGAAATTCCTATCCAATACGGATACTCTACCAACATTTTTTACGGCGATTTTGTAAATATTACACGTGGTTTGACCACACGCCTTGCAGTTACTGATGGTGGCTCTGCTACTACTGGTGCTACTGGCTACGGTCAAGTCGGTATCTTTCTCGGATGCCGATTCACCAACCCTATCACTAAACAATTGACTTTCAGCCAATTTTGGCCCGCAAGCACTTTGTCTGGTGATGCAGTCGCAATCATCTCTGATGATCCTGATACAGTGTTTAAAGCTGCTGTGGTCACCTCTCAAGGTGGTACAACAATCGGTTCTGTCGCCCGCTCTATGGTTGGCTTGAACATGACTGTTTCTAACTTGGCGGGTAGCGTTAGCACTGGTAACTCTTCAAATGGTATTTTGGCAAGTTCTGCCGCTACCACTTCAACTTTGCCCGTGCGTGTTGTTGGTGTTGTTCCTGACACCGCAGTTGCTCTGGGTACAGCTACATGGTCAAGCGGTACAACTACTCTGACTGTTACAAACTCAGCTTTCTCAGCTTTGCCTGTTGGTACCGATGTTTCATTCCTTGCAGCAAACGGTCAGTATGTTTTGACTGGTAACTGGGTTTCTACAGCAGCCGCTGCTAACGCAACCTCCGTGGTAGTCAATCAACAGTATGCAGTCGCCAACGCTGGCGGCGCAGCTATGACATTGACTGCTATCCCAGCAAGTTCGACCTTGGTGTTTACGCAGTTCACAGAAGTTTTGGTAAAAATTAACTTCGGTGTGCATTCGTATTACAACGCCACAGGCGCTCAGTCTTCTGCCTCTTAAGGAGTAATTTAAATGGCTATTTCACGTGCACAGCTACTTAAAGAGTTGCTCCCCGGCTTGAATGCTTTGTTTGGTTTGGAGTATCAACGCTACGGCGAAGAACACAAAGAACTGTATGAAGTTGAGACTTCAGAGCGTTCCTTTGAGGAAGAAACTAAACTGTCTGGCTTCTCTGCCGCACCAGTCAAGAACGAGGGCGCTGCCATCGCTTATGACAATGCTCAAGAGGCATGGACAACCCGCTACAACCACGAAACCATTGCTTTGGGTTTCTCAATCACTGAAGAAGCGATTGAAGATAACTTGTACGACAGCTTGTCTGCTCGTTACACCAAAGGTCTGGCTCGTGCGATGGCATACACCAAGCAGATTAAAGCTGCTGCTACTTTGAACAACGGTTTCTCTGCCAACTACGTTGGTGGTGATGGCGTTGCTCTGTTTAGCACTGCACACCCCTTGGTTAATGGTGCTACCAACTCCAACCGTCCCTCCACTGCCGCTGACTTGAACGAGACTTCCTTGGAAGCCGCCGTTATTCAAATTGCTGCTTGGACAGACGAGCGTGGTCTGTTGATTGCCGCCAAGCCTAAAAAGCTGGTTATTCCCCCTGCATTGCAGTTCGTGGCTACCCGCCTGTTGGAAACCAAACTCCGTGTTGGTACTAACAACAACGACATCAATGCTTTGATGAATAACGGTTCGATCTCAGAAGGTTACACAATTAACCATTATTTGACCGACACCAATGCTTGGTTCCTGACTACAGACGTCCCTAACGGTTTGAAGCACTTTGTGCGTATGCCTCTGGCAAACAGCATGGACGGCGACTTTGACACCGGCAACGTCCGTTACAAAGCTCGTGAGCGTTACAGCTTTGGCTGGTCTGATCCTCTGGGCGTATTTGGTTCACCCGGTTCGTTCTGATAATTTGGTTTTAAATAACCAGATGAAGGCTCCCTTTTGGGGGCCTTTTTTATTAGCCTTGCAATAGTCATAGAGACTCCGTAGGATTGTTTTGCGGCATGGGGCTGCACCAAATTAAAGGAGTTTTTCATGTACAAGGTAGAAATTAAAATTGGCGATTATGTTTTTTTGGAAGACGAAGTTGTAACCATTGAAACCAGCGACTTTGAGAAAGCACAAATCATCCAAGAGTTCATTGAGTTCCAACAAGCCTACGGCTGGGCTGTTGATTACGACGTTACCGACGAGTTTCTTGCCAACCAAGATGACGAAGACGACGAGTACGTTTACGACGAAGAGACCGATGCTTGGTATTGGCTTGATGAAGAAGCAGATGTTTGGTACGTCTACGACGAAGAGTCAGAAGACTGGATTGAGTACGTCGAAGACGAAGAGTCAGAAGACGAAGCTGAGTCAGACAATGTGACTCATTTTGTTATCACACGTATTGAAGAGTGATGTCGGTGGGGGCTTCGGCCCCCTTTTTTTTAGCGTGGCGTTCGTTGTAGTGGTGAACCCTATGGCAGTTTGAACACAACACTATGCACTGCTGTATTTCTTCTAATGCTTTTTTATAACTTTTAGCCTGTACAAGTTTATGTACACTGGCGTTTTTCATCTCGGGGTCTATGTGATGAAAATCTAAAACTGCCGGGTGGTAAATCCCACACTCAAGGCATGATAGGGTAGCCTTAAAGTCTTTCCACTGTTGCTTAAAATTAGCACCCGTTTTTTTGGTAGCCGCTTTTACTTTTTGCGTATTGTCGGCGTAGTATTTTTTAGAATACCCCTGTTGTTTTTCTTTCTTTTTAATTGGGTCTTTATATGGCATATTGACATTCTATATAAATGGTGTATATTGCGCTCATCTGGGTGATCCGCTTTTACCGCCACTGCCCCAGCAGACGATGCAACGATTGGTAAAAGCTCTTTTGCATAAGGACTTTTGTCATGGCACGTTCCACATTTGAAGGCCCAATTCTTCAGGGCAACAACCGTTTTGGCCCTTTGCGTAACGTCGGTTACGTGGAGAGCGTTCAATCTCTTTATCTTGACCTTACCAATGTGACCACAGGTACTGCTGGTTACTCTGGTGGCACAGGTCAGTTTGTTGGCTCAAATGGTATTCCCAATACCAATGCAGTGGTGTACACCGCATCTTCTTCTACTTTTCCCCCCGCAGCAGCTACGATTACTGCCGATACAGCAAGTTTGCTTTATCGTGGTGGCGTAATGTATTTGCCTTATGGCTCCATTATCCAAGACATTATTGTTGACATCCCCGCAATTCAAACACTTACTACTGGCACTGTGACAGGTATGCAAGTATTGGTAAGCAATGGCTTTACTGCTGCGGCGGGTACAGCACGTTATTTGGCTTTGGGCTCCACAAGTACCACATTCACTGCTGGGCGTCAAAGTTTAACCACTGGTTATTCAGTAACTCAGTTAGGCAACTTGTTAGCTGGCACCACTGGCGACATCACAAATCCAACTGGCGCAAATACTGACCCCAATGGTAGCTTGCTATCTCAGGTTGTTGTGACTTTGGCTACTACAGTTTCTGGTGCAGATGGTGCCGCACCGTTCACTGCTGGTAAGTACAACATCATTGTTCGTTACACACAGCCTGATCCAAATATTGGTAGCACAACAGCTTACCCATACGGTAACTTCGACTAATTGAGTAACGGGGGCTTCGGCCCCCTTCTTTGGATTTAAAGGAGTATCGTATGTCAG